GCCATGTTTTTAATGGCCGAACCCATTTCTGCGGCTGATGCAGATTGAGCTAATTGACCCAAATAACCTGTGTCTCTTTCTTCGTATCGTACTGAGTGAAATACGTTAAAGTTTTCTGGGATAGGCAATCTGACAGTCGTGTCTAACTTGACTGTGCCCCTACCAAATGGCTCTGGTCTGTCATAGCGATAAAACGATAGTTCAACATACGCTGCTGCTTGAGTTGTTAGATCGGGCGGATAGTCATAACCATCGTATCTCAGATCTTCTTTTCCTAACAGTCTCTCTTTTTTCTTTTTGATTCTTTCAGCTGGACTCTCTTTAAACGGATCAGGCGTTCGATTTTTAGAGACGTTCAAGTCAACTGGATTACGTGGAAATAGCTGTGACAATGGTATTTTTTCTTCAACTGTCGATACAACAGCAGGAACTAAAATTTGTTCTGATGTTTTTGAGATAGAGCCAGCAACTTCTAACTTTGCTGCGAGATTCGTTCCAATCTCCATCATAGATTTTTGTCTATTGTTAACTCGCGACACCGAGCCAGAAACATCACCAGTAATGACACCAGCAGTCGGTGATAGAGATGAACCAATATTCCTCACAGCATTTATCTGTGTTTTTTCTAGCGATGATAGTTTTTGCTTGAGTTGTGCCGCTATCGGACCAACTGATTTGAGCGATGTGTTATCTGATGCCATGAGATTTCCTATATATAAATGTATGGCTAGAACTTATAAGGGTGTCTTTAAACCGAGAAATCCTCAAAAATATCGCGGAGATCATACCAACATTATTTATAGAAGTCGTTGGGAACTGGTTTTCATGAAATATCTCGATGATCATCCAGGCGTGAAAGAATGGGCAAGTGAAGAACTCATTATTCCTTATAGATCACCGATCGACGGTAAAATGCACCGATATTTTCCAGATTTCTGGTTAAAGAAAATCAATCGCGAAGGTAAAACTGATACGGTCGTAGTGGAGATTAAACCAAAACACGAGACTGTAGAGCCGACTCCGCAAAAGAAGCTCACTAAGAAGTATTTATATGAAGTGAAGACATGGGGAATAAATAAATCAAAGTGGATTGCCGCAGAGAAATATTGTAAGCAACAAGGATGGCAATTCATGATACTCACCGAAAAAGAATTAGGCATTAAATTCTAATGGCCACATACATCTTTCAAAAGATTGCTGACGAAGGCAAAGCTGAAGGCATTAAATCAGGTTCTGAAGAAGCGAGAGACTGGTACAGAGATAAAGCTAGCTCTGTCAAGAATGTCAATACTCGGCGCGAGTTAAGAAATAGAGCGAGAACATACAACAAAATGGTTGACATGGATATCGGCCGTATGTATATGTTCTTCTATGACCCCAAACATAAAGATACTCTGCCTTATTACGATCAGTTTCCACTGATTTTTGTACTTGAAAAGTATAAAGACGGATTTTTGGGAATGAATCTGCATTATTTGCCGCCAGTTTTTAGAGCGAGACTAATGGACAGACTATATGCGATCGAAAGACAAGACAATCTGAGGGAATCTAAAAAATTAAGATTAAGCTATGGATTATTGAACGGTGTGGCGAAATATAAATACTTTAGGCCCACCGTTAAGCGCTATCTAAATTCTCAAGTGAGATCAAGATTTTTATGGATTCCATATGAAGAATGGGATATCGCTTTGATGTTACCTACTCAGAGATTTAAAAAGTCTAAACAAAATGTTGTGTGGAAAGAATCTAAACAACTAATACAGAGAAGCTAAAATGGCATTAAACGTCGATCAGTGGAGAGGCAAAGTAAAAGAAAGTTTACCAGCCACACACTATAAGCTCATTATCAATCCTCCCGTAGGCGGGGGAGGAGAAATAGAAATAAGGACAGAATCGGCATCGATGCCGGGTGTCTCTTTTCTCTCTGTAGATAATTTTTCGCCGTACGGCAACGGTAAAATGTATAATATTCCATATCGTTACAACCCGCAAGAAGTAACGATGTTGCACACAATGGATAACAAAGCAGACATTTATAAAACTTACAGAGATTGGGCTAACGAAATAGTAGATTTAGAACCAGACTCTAAATTTGGAGCTAAATATCTAAAAGATTACACAGTCGATTTTACTCTCATTGTTTATAATAGACAAGGAGAGATAGCAAAACAAATCGTGTTTATTGAAGCTTATCCTATCGTCGTAGAACCAGTATCTCTATCATGGGGTTCTCATGACGAACTCGCCAAATTATCAGTCAACTATCGATTTACAAGTTTTATTGTAAGTCCTTAATGTTATTATGAGGTTATAACATGGCACTACCAAAAATACAGACACCATCATTTGAGGTGATTCTACCATCAACAGGCGATAAATTGCTCTATCGACCTTTTCTTGTTAAAGAAGAAAAGATCTTGCTTGTATCGAAAGAGTCAGGCGAGACGAACGAAATATACAATGCTATTAAACAAGTCATTAATAATTGTATTATGACCGAGGACTTTGATATCGATCAATGTTCAACGTTTGATCTCGAATATCTTTTTATTAAGATCAGAGCAGTATCTGTCGGCAACATTGTCAAATTTAAAGTCGTTGACAGTGACGATGGTATCGAATACGATTTGGAAGTAGATCTCAACGAAGTAGAGATTAAATTTCCGGAAGATGAAATCACTAAGAACATCATGCTCGATGAAAATACTGGTTTGGTGATGAAATATCCCACACCAAAAATTTCTGATAAGATATCTAATTTGACAAGTTTAAGTGATATTACATATGAACTTGTCAAAGAGTGTATTGATTATGTGTTTGATGAAGAAGACACATATGCATGGGCATCAGAGTCAAAAGAAGTGCAAGATGATTTTCTCGAGACATTGCCTGTAGAATCGTATGCGAAGATTGCTAAGTTCTTTCAAAATCTACCGAAGATCGAGCATGCAGTATTTTATACGAACAGCGAAGGAAAAGAAAAGAAAACAGTATTTAGGAATCTGAACGATTTTTTTATGTTGGACTGAGTTATATGGACTTGTACTCACACTACAAGTTGACTTTCAATATAACTCAGTATCACAATTTTTCTACTACCGAAGTTGAGAATATGATTCCTTTTGAACGAGACCTATTTCTCGAGATGATTATCGAGAAAATAGAAAAGAAAAAGAATAAAGACAAGACTGAGATAAGCGATCAATGGCAGTAAAGCTAATAGGTGGTGCTCTCAAAGGGCTAGCTAAAATTACTAGAAAATTGGGCAAAAAGAAAAAGCCTAAGAAAACTGGTAAGCCTGATGTCAAGAGCAAGAAAAAATCAGGAAAGAAGAAGAGTAAAACTTCTGCTTCGAAGCAAACTGCTGCGCGCAATGCGAAAGTAAAAGAAAAGACAACTGGTTTTAAAAGTAAGATTGGCAAGATGATGGGACCAGGACTCATTGGTGGCATGCTGGGAAAAATGATGAGCGGTGCCGATGATGCTGAAAAAGCCGCAAAAGAAACACCCGAAATAGCACAACCACAACCCCAACAAACTGCAACTGAAACGAAAAACGGAGATGATCCGTTTATCGATATTTCTGCCGCAGCTGCAGGATTTATTGCCGCAATACAAGGTGCGGTAAGTATAGTCGAAGAACGTAATGAAGAAAGAGCAATAGCAGCTTCTAACATTGTTGTTGTAAAAGACATACAACTCGATGAAGAAGGAGGCTATCCATTCATCGAATCCGGTACTTTAATTCCTGCTCGAATTGCTTAGATCGGCACATTATTTAGAATCACTGATAGATTGAACGGCCGTATGGATGATGTGTATAAACGCGTCTTCATACTTGACAGCACTCTCAAATATTTAGCAAAACAATTAGATATTGCTATCGATGCAAACGCCGCTACAGCGAGAGCGAATGAGAGGAGAAGAGACGAAGAAGATATAGAAGAGAAAAAATCTCCGATCAAATCTGCTGTCATCGGAGCAGCGGCGATTGTTGGTCTAGCGGCCTCCGCTAAAATATCAGCGATAGCAATGCGCACTCTGAAAGTCGCTACGTTAGGCGGCATCGCGATGTTTGCTGACGATGTTGCTGCGATGATGGAAGAGGAGGAAGTTCCAGAAGCAGACGAAGAAGCGGAAGCTATCGTCGAAGAACAAATGGACGATCTCGACGAAGCTGATGATGAAAAAATTCTAGCGTCGCAAGAGATTGCTGAAGAAACACCGAGCATGATAGACAGCGCCATT